ATTGGGAAGAATCGTGAATTTGACTGAAAACGACTTTTCTCAAGAAGAAATCGACTACATGCTCGAGAATTTGGATATGTTTGAACCAGAAGAACAGACAGAAATTGTACAGATTGCGGATACGCTAGAAAAAAGAACAGATTCTAAACGATGTCGGGATGACCTGATCGAGTTTTGTAAGAAGATGCAGCCAGATTATAAGGTGGGAAAACATCATAGAGTACTTGGTGACTTATTAATGGACTTAGCTGATGGCAAAAAAGACCGGGTTTGTGTTAACATACCACCACGTCATGGCAAATCGCAGTTAGTTTCTATTTATTTTCCTGCATGGTTCATTGGACGATACCCGAACAAGAAAGTGCTGATGGTTTCCCACACTACCGATTTGGCTGTTGACTTTGGTCGGAAAGTCAGAAACATTATTGACTCACCAGCATATAGAGAAGTATATCCCACGATCACATTGGCTTCAGATAACAAGTCAGCGGGTCGATGGAATACTAACTTAGGTGGGGAGTATTATGCCTGCGGGGTTGGCTCAGCTCTTGCAGGTCGTGGCGCAGACTTATTACTAGTAGATGACCCACACAACGAGCAGGATATTATTAATGGTAACTTCGATGTGTTTGAGAAAGCATACGAGTGGTTTACATACGGAGCGCGTACTCGGTTGATGCCGGGAGGTCGTGTAGCTATTATTCAGACACGTTGGCACTTAGATGACTTGACGGGAAGAGTGACTCGTGACATGTCAATGAACGAAGGCTCTGACCAGTATGAGATAGTTGAGTTTCCTGCCATATTAGAAGTAGAGAACAAGGTAACACACCAGATGGAGCAGAAGGCCCTGTGGTCTGAGTTTTATACACTAGAAGCCCTGCTCAGAACTAAAGCGTCAATGCCGCTGTTTCAGTGGAACGCACAGTACCAACAAAACCCCACATCAGAAGAAGCCTCAGTTGTAAAACGTGATTGGTGGAAAATATGGGAAGGCGAGAATGCGCCGAAGTGTGAATATATTATTATGAGCCTGGACGCTGCCGCAGAGACCAGCAATAGATCTGACTTTACTGCGCTTACAACGTGGGGTGTATTTGAGAATGAAGAAGAAGATAACTACGGCATCATACTGCTGAACTCTATAAAAATACGTGTGGAGTTTCCGGAGCTTAAAAAACTAGCAATGGAAGAATATACTGAGTGGGAACCTGATGCGTTTATTGTGGAGAAGAAGTCTAACGGGACAGCACTCTACCAAGAACTACGCCGTACGGGGATAATAGTGCAAGAATACACGCCACATAGGGGCTCAGGAGATAAACTTGCACGACTAAATTCCGTAGCAGATATAGTAATGTCTGGATTAGTATGGGTACCACAAACACGGTGGGCAGAAGAATTAGTAGAAGAAGTAGCAGGGTTTCCATTTATGTCTCACGATGACTTGGTTGACTCTACTGTAATGGCATTAATGCGGTTCCGTCAAGGGGGATTTATTAGATTACCTTCAGATGAACCAGAAGAGCAGAAGTATTTTAAATCCCGTCGCAAGAGTTATTATTAATAAGGATAGATTATGGCTACAAATATAGATAAAGGTTTATACGCAGCCCCACAAGGGATAGAAGGATTAGATGATTTATTAGACATGGAAATGGATATGCCTGATTTTGAAATTGAATCTGAAAATATTACACCCTTAGAAGGTGGTGGGGTCGAGGTTATTCTTGAACAAGGTAAGCTAGTAAGTGACGATGATGAGTTTGATGAGAACTTAGCTGAAGTGCTTGACGAAGGAGTATTACAATCCCTAGCAGAAGAAATTCTTGAGCTTGTTGAATCTGATATTAATAGCCGAAAAGAATGGGCTGATACTTATGTTAAAGGTTTAGAAGTACTAGGATTTAAATACGAAGACCGTACAGAACCATGGGAAAATGCTTGCGGTGTGTTTAGTACTGTGCTAGCAGAAGCAGCAATTCGATTCCAAGCAGAAACTATGAGTGAGACATTCCCAGCTGCAGGTCCCGTTCGTACTAAGATTATTGGTAAAGAAACACCAGAAAAAACCGAAGCGGCTAGCAGGGTACAAGAGGACATGAACTACGAGTTGACAGAGCGTATGATTGAGTATCGCCCTGAACACGAACGTCTATTATATTCTCTAGGGCTTTCAGGTTCAGCATTTAAAAAAGTTTACTTCGATCCAACACTAGGTCGTCAAGTATCTATGTATATCTCAGCAGAAGATGTCATCGTGCCATACGGTGCGTCACATATTGAGTCAGCAGAACGCGTAACCCACGTAATGCGTAAAACACCTAACGAGATTAAGAAGTTACAAGTAGCAGGGTTTTACCGAGACATTGACTTAGAAGACCCAGTACCATACGTTACAGACATTGAGAAGAAAAAAGCAGAAGACAACGGATACACACTAACAGATGATGACCGCTATGCCATATATGAAGTACATGCAGATTTAATCATTGAAGGTGCTGAAGAAGATGACGATGAGATTGCTCGTCCGTATGTAGTAACTATTGAACGTGGCATGGGTGAAATCTTAGCTGTTCGCCGTAACTGGGACCCAGAAGATCCACTAAAACTTAAACGTCAACACTTCGTGCACTATGTATACGTGCCGGGATTTGGGTTCTATGGTCTAGGTCTAATCCACATTATCGGCGGCTACGCACGCGCGGGTACAAGTATTATCCGTCAGTTGGTTGATGCAGGAACATTGTCGAATCTACCGGGGGGTTTAAAATCTCGTGGCCTACGTGTTAAAGGTGATGATACACCGATTGCTCCAGGTGAGTTCCGTGATGTAGACGTGCCGAGTGGTGCAATTAAAGACAATATTATGGCCCTCCCATACAAGGAGCCAAGCCAAGTACTAGCAGGATTACTAGAGAAAATTACATCAGAAGCCCGCCGTTTAGGTGCTATTAGTGATATGAACATCTCTGATATGAGCGCTAATGCGCCTGTAGGTACAACACTTGCTATTCTAGAACGTACCTTAAAACCGATGGCTGCTGTGCAAGCTCGCGTACATTATGCAATGAAACAAGAGTTTAAGTTACTCAAAGCTATCATTGCCGAATATGCTCCAACAGAATACACATACACCCCAGAACGTGGTCAAGATAATGCACGCCAAGAAGACTACGCAATGGTCGATGTTATCCCTGTATCTGACCCAAATGCATCAACAATGGCACAACGTGTAGTTCAGTACCAAGCAGTGCTACAAATGGCTCAAACAGCCCCACAAATCTACGATTTACCACAATTACACCGCCAAATGATTGAAGTATTAGGGGTTAAAAACGCAGATAAATTGATCCCTACTACAGAAGATCAGAAGCCAAAAGACCCAATATCAGAGAATATGGCTGCACTAATTGGCAAACCAATGAAAGCTTTTATTTACCAAGACCACGAAGCTCACTTGGCAGCACATCAATCATTCATGCAAGACCCAGTTATTGCACAAACAATTGGTCAAAACCCACAAGCGCAGCAAATTATGGCAGCACTACAAGCCCATATTGCGGAGCACTTAGGCTTTAACTACCGTAAACAAATGGAAGAGCAATTAGGTGCACCATTAACAGCGCCGGGCGAAGAGTTACCAGAAGATGTAGAAGTACAACTATCTCGTTTAATTGCTGATGCTGGTAAACAATTGACTCAACAACATACACAGCAAGCGGCACAAGCTCAAGCTCAACAACAAGCACAGGACCCAATTATCCAAATGCAACAACAAGAGATTCAAATCAAGGGCGCAGAAGTTGAACGTAAGAAAGCTAAAGATGCACAAGACGCTGCTATTGCAGAACGTAAGGTTAAGATTGACGAGATGAAGGTTATTACTGATTTACAAAAATCACATAACTCAACACAGTCACAAGAAAAACAAGCATCAAATAGAAACGAAATAGATTTACTTAAAACGCTGCATCAAACTAAGGTTACTAAAAATGACCATACGTTAAAAGCTGCGCAAGTATTACATCAATTACAACAAGCAAACAAAGCTAAAAAAGGAGAGTAGTAATGGCTAAAACCGTCTTTGACGTGCTAATAGATAGAATCCAAGTCCACAAGGACATGGCAATGGAATTCATGGAAACAGCTGGTCCAAAAGACTATGCCGAGTACAGGGATATGTGTGGGGCTATTCGAGGTCTGGGCCTTGCATTACGAGAAGTACAGGACCTTTCGCAAAATTATTTAAAAGAGGACGAAGATGACTGAAGAAATTAAAGCTATAACAGACGAGGAATTGGACCAACAATTGCCGAAACCGGTGGGGTATAAGTTGTTAATTGCTTTACCCGATATAGAAAAATCATATGAATCAGGTATTTTAAAGGCAGATAAAACTGT